TCTTCTTTGGTTACAAAATTGGAACTATCAAGTGCAGAATTAACGATCTCAAGGACTTTATTTTCGTCCACTTGCGCTTCAGATTTGATTTTACCGCCCAAAGCCCGTGCTAAAACGTCCAATAACTCGCTATCGGTGCCTGTATTTGTATTCGCAGATTGCTGTTTATTTTCCGGTATCTCCGGTCTATGTTCTTTAATCTCAGGTGTGTAGCCGTCAGACATACGAGCTATTAATTCAGCCCTTAACATTCCTGCAATCTGGACACCTGAAACGTCGGAAAAGGCAATGTGTCCATCGTTACGGCACACTCTAGCCGCATTTCTGAGCTCGGCTGTGGTCATAGCCGATATTTTTTCATAGTCGATTTTAGTCATTGTTGTTATTTCTCCCTCTCTCCTGTTTTATTTATAACTCTCAAATATAATCATAATCGCCACCGATTATCAATATATCAAATAGTTATAAGTTGGTTCACGCAGGCCCATAGTCAGGGCGGCTTTTCAGGTAGTCACTCATTGTCATTCGTTTTCCTACCATCCGCGTATGTGTTAAGTATTTAGTTTTAAAGAGCATTTAATCTTTTATCTTAAATTCGACTCGATAATGCATCATGGTGTAATTTTTGTCAATAGTCATAGATTTGACATATCGCTAAGTAAGCGTAAATTAAGGCGAATCGACTAAAAAATAAATTCCACAAAAAGTTCCAAAAAAGCAATAAGCCTTGGAATTAAAAACTTGACACGCTGAAAGCCAGTCATATCAAGGGTTTCAGAGCATCAAGCGAAAACATGCAGGGAACGGGGTAAAATAAGCACGAGAACAGAACGAGCGTTCTAGCGTTGGGTTATTGACGGTCGGGGGGAAAGGTGAGAGGAATCAGGAGTTTAGGTCAAATAGTTAAGGTAAAGGATCAAGGGACAGGGAGGCCAATGGTCTCAGCGTGTCGGCAAGTGGGTAATTATTCCCCACAAGTGGGGAGTTTTGCCCCACCTTGCATTTTACAAGGAGCTTTAATACAACTGGATACTTTTGCCCCACCTTGCATTTTACAAGGAGCTTTAATACAACTGGATACTTTTTACCGGGGGACAAAGATCGTTGATCGTAGCAAGGCTAATTATATTAACACGTTGCAATGTAGCATCAACTGATTGATAGTCAGTCGGTCATTCGTTTCATTCAAAAAATTTAATTTATCTCTGCTCTCAGGGGCAAAAAGAATGCTTCCAATCTGGCCCCCGGTACACACCCGGATTAAAAAACGGGGCGGCTCGGGACCCTTTCGACCCATCCATAAGTGTAATCCTTGGTAGCAGAACGCTCCTTTTTCTCTCTAAAAATATGCTTATTTATCAACTACTTAGGCCAACGACATAACGCAACGCGTACTTTTTTTCTGAGTTACCTCACACGCGTATATAGAGGGGTTTTCTCAGGGCCAGATACCCCGCCATCCCTGCAATGAAATGGCCTCTCGGAGAAGTTGTTGGTCTAAAATTTTTCCGGAAGTTTTAAAGCTTTGACTTTATCGAAATTCCAATTAAAAATACAATTATGGAACTTAACCACGCAGACCCGACCGAGAGTTAGGTGAGAAAAAAGTAATGGCAACCAGGGGCCGTAAACCAGGCCGTAAACCAAAAGACTCGACGATAACTGACGGCTTTAACCAGGAGCCAAAACTGACTGCTGCACAAAAGCGCCAACTGGCTCTCCAGAAGAAGCTTATCGCGGAAGCAAAAAAGAAAAAGCGTGCCGAGTCCGAGGATCCGGATGACCTGATCGACGATGACAGTTCCGAGTCTGCGTACCAGATGCTGATGGACATGCGGTACGTTTACAAAAAAGTAGGTGGCCGTAAGAAGTTAGAGAAGTTCATCAAGAAGAACGACAAGGCCTACGAGCTGATGGTCAAGGAACTGATGAAGATCGAGAGTTCCATGAAGCAGGCCGCTATTAAGAAGTCAGACGGGCCCGGAGGAGATGGCAAACAGAACGTGTTCGTCGTCCTGAAAGGGTTGGAAGAGGAGCAGCGGGCAGTAACCATAGTACAGGCAGTTGATGGCCAGAGCCAGATTGATATGCACTCCATGAGTGCAATCTTAAAGCCGGCCGATGCCCTGGAAGACAACCAGGAAATCCCGCTGGATGAGGACAATATCATTAGACCAGAGAGAGGGTAGGAAACCATGAAGGCACATAGAGACGTACTTGTAACACAGAAGAGTAACGCAAAAGCAAGCGTTATGATGGGACTGTTAAGGTATTTTAATCAGCTAAGAACACAGAAAATCGGTCTTTCTGCTTTTTTAAGCCAATTTAAGAGCCAAGCAAATAGAACGGGAAATCGATCCACCTATTCTCCGCACCAGGGAATTCAGGAATGCGCCCGGCGTGTAAGGCAAATGAAGTCAGGATTTTTAAAAGTTGCATAGAAACATTGCGGGGAGAATTGGATTTCACCAGGTCTCATAAGCCAGGTTCTGCCGGTTCGATTCCGGCCGCCGCTACCAAAACAAAATACAGAGGGAGAGAAAAACCATGACCAACGATAAATACACGGAAGAAGTTGAGAAGGTAAGCACAAAAGAAAAGATAGACATGGACTTTGGAGAAGCACTCGGCTGGCTGAAAGTAGGCAAGAGAGTTGCCCGTGCCGGCTGGAACGGGAAAGGTATGTGGCTCGAAGCGCAGTTTCCCGATGAGCACAGCAAAATGACATTGCCGTATGTTTTTATCGAGTACCCGGCGGGGCACCCGGCATATCCCAGCGGTAGTCGCGTCCCCTGGCTCGCGTCCCAGACAGACATTCTGTCAGAGGACTGGGAGCTCGTGGATTAATGGAGAACAAAACAGAACGCCCCCGTGTGGGCGATTGGGTACAGGACGATAGTTCAAAAAGGACAACAAAACCAAGCGACGATCAGGTAGGCGGAAGGCACTATAAAGATATGGCTATTCAGCCGGCAGAATTTTGTCAAAAAAACAAACTGAATTTCTGCGAGTCTGCGGCAATAAAGTACATCTGCCGCCATGGATCAAAAAACGGAAAAGAAGATATTAAGAAAGCTATCCATTTTCTCGAATTACTGCGGGAATGGGATTATGGGGAAACTGAGCCTATCCCTATGATGTCTGGTTTCGATTCATATCAGCTCTCCGCTCAACAAACTGCGATATATCCATCGTTAGGACACCTGATTGTTTATCCCGCGCTCGGATTGGCTGGAGAAGCGGGGGAGGTAGCCGAGAAAATCAAAAAGATGTGCCGTGATGATGACTGTGCACTGACCGATGATCGGAAGGCCGCTCTTAAAAAAGAACTTGGCGATGTGCTCTGGTACGTTTCTGAAGTGGCAAGACAAGCGGGATTGAGTCTCTCTGACGTGGCAAAATCAAACATCGAAAAATTAAACAATCGAGCAAAGAACGGCACACTATCGGGAGACGGAGACGATAGATAATGACTGACCCCAAAAAAGCATTCCAGGTACTGTATGATTATTCCGACGCGCCCACGTTGCGAAGGTTTGCTATGAGCGACAAACGGATTCGAGGAGTACTTGGCCCTTTTGGTTCGGGAAAGAGCTCAGCCATGGTTATGGAGATCATAAGGCGTGCTCACGAACAGGCCCCCGGACCTGATGGAATCCGCCGGACGCGCTGGGCAGTAATCCGGAACTCGTTCCCGCAGCTAAAAGACACAACTATCCGCACCTTCCACGACTGGTTTCCGCCGAAGCTTTTTGGCGAGTATCAGATATCTAATCACAATTACATTATCACGGCTTTTCCTGGCGTACAGATCGAAATTATGTTTCGAGCCCTGGACCGGCCGGAGCAGATAGCAAACTTATTATCCCTGGAGCTTACCGGTGCCTGGATCAATGAAGCACGGGAAATCCCAAAGAGCATATTTACTGCTCTGGATGGACGGATCGGACGGTATCCTGCGGAGAAGGACGGCGGATGCACATGGCTGGGTATATTTATGGACACCAACCCGCCCGATGAGGAATCCTGGTGGTTTACATTATTCGAGAAGCGACGGCCTTCGAACGCGGAAGTATTTAAACAGCCCTCCGGACTATCGCCACATGCCGAGAATACCAAGCACTTAACAAAAAATTACTACAAGAATTTAGCAATCGGCAAAGACGAGATGTATCTGCGCGTCTACATCCATGGCCAGTATGGGTACATGATCGACGGCGAAGCGGTGTTTAAGAGTTTTAAAGATAACGTCCACGTGGCGAAAAACGCCATGGAGCCGGTCAAGGGCCTTGATGTTTTGATCGGGTTTGACTTTGCGCTTTGTTACGACGATAAAACAGAGGTTATGACTAAGGCCGGATGGAAATTTTTCAAGGATGTTTCGGATGAAGATTTAATAATGACCAAAGATTTCGAGACTAATCTGATCGAGTACCACAAACCAAGTCGGCGTGTTATTGTAGATTATTCTGGTGATATGTATCTTTACGAAAACCACAATGTAAATTTTTGTGTGACACCGGATCACATTATACCATGCAGAAAACGCTATGGAAGAAAATCTATTTATCAAGGCGATAATCGTATTCCTGCTTGGAAACTGCATAACGATATTAACAAACATTATGCAGTAGACCTTACGGCCAAGTGGGTGGGGAATTCTATCGGAGTATTTGGTCCATTGTCATGGGATTCTAAAACCTTTTCCGAGTTTATGGGATTATACCTAAGCGAGGGCAGTTGCGACAAGGTTGTTAATAATAGAATCAGTATTGCGCAGGATAGCAATGATAAAATATTCCAAACAATACTAGACAATACTAAACTTAGATGGATTCGATCAAAAAAATGTTGGAGAACGTCTAATAAGATTTTAAATGACTATCTGAAGCAATTTGGATATGCCAAAGAAAAATATGTGCCGGATGAAATTAAGGAAATGTCTCCAGAAGATATTCGCCTTTTTATTATGGCGTACACCAGAGGAGATGGGAATATTAGGACTATGCCTAACGGCGCTATCCGCCATACTATTTTCACCACTTCAAAACGTATGGCCGACGATTTACAAGAGTTGGCATTAAAGTCCGGATGGTATGCAAAGATAAGAGTTACTAAACCACAAAAATCAACTATTATTGAAAATGGCAAGGAGAGAGTAATAAGTAACCACGGTGGTTATGAAATTACTTTTAAAAAACGTGCTATCAAATCTCAATTAACAAATCAACACATGAACAAGGTGGATTATAACGGGAAGGTCTATTGTGTAACAGTCCCAAATGGCACACTGTATGTCCGACGGAAGTGGACTCCAAGCTGGAATGGAAATTGCCCGACGTGTGTATTGGGGCAGATCCACCCCCGAGGTCAGTTGACTATCTTGGATGAAATTATATCTGACGGTATGGGACTGAAACAGTTCTGCGCTAATTTATTATTACCTCTGCTACAAACCAAGTATCACGGATTTAAGGTCATGGGATATGGGGATCCCAGCGGAACTTCACGCTCACCGACCGATGAGACAACGTGTTTTGACATATTACATAGCCCCGAAGTCGGTCTGAATTATATTATCCCGGCGCCGACCAATGCGCTGATTCCCAGGATCGGGGCGGTGGAGAGCTTCTTAAATAAGCTGGTTGACGGCGAGCCTGGATTTGTATTGTCGCCGGATTGTCATACGCTGAGAAAAGCTATGAATGGGGCATATCACTATGAATTAATTCCGGGGAGCAAAACAGGGCAGCATAAAGAAAAACCGTCACCGT